CTTGCTCGTTTGCGTTTGGTGAACTCAAGCTTATGGAAGGATCCGCTAAAATTATCTCTCTCATCGCAAGAGACGAAAACCTCCATCTTGTCATTACTCAAAACATCCTCAACAACTGGAAGAAAGGCGATGACCCAGACATGCAACAGATTGCTAAAGAGGAAGAATCGTGGTTGATCGATACCTTTAAGGAAGCTGTCGGACAAGAGAAGCAATGGGCAGAGTATTTGTTCAAAGATGGTTCTATGATTGGTTTGAACGAGAAACTACTAGGAAACTATGTTGAGTGGATTGCTAACCGTCGTATGAAGGCTGTTGGTCTAGAACCCATCTATGATATCGCAGCTAAGAATAATCCTCTCCCTTGGACAGAACACTGGTTGAACTCCAAGAGTGTTCAGGTTGCCCCTCAGGAGACTGAGATTACCTCCTATATCGTTGGTAATGTGAACCAGGATGTGAAATCAGATCAGTTTGCTAACTTCTCCCTATAATATGATAATTGACAAGTTGGGTGAGGATGCATTCTTAATTGAGGATCTATTCTCACCCGAAGAGATAGATGATATTACCAATGAGTTTTTCTCTGGATATAACCCATTCAGGCTCAAGAGAGAGACGACAGCCACTGAGGTGGACCCGCGGTGGCTGTCTCTTCATAAGGTTGGGGAACACCATGGTGATAACATAAAGTTATTATCCTATGCTCCTAAGATTTCCATAGCCATCAAAAAGGCTATAAAACCTCCCTTTCCTATCAAACTGGCGAGATGTAATACTAATCTACAATTCAAGTATCAGGATAGTACATTTCACCACGACGGGTTCGTGGAGACAAGGGATAATAAAACATATCAGATATGGTCTTGGACTTTCTTATTGTTTGCTCAGCTCGATTGGAATACCCAATGGGGTGGTGAGTTTTGCTATCAGGATATGGAAGGCAACTACAAATATGTACCATATATTCCTGGTAACTGTGTTCTGTTTAATGGTTGGTTGCAACACAAAGGCAATGCTCCAAATACAATGGCATCCTCAATTAGATCAACAGTTGCTTGGACTTATACCAGTGAAGATTATAATGTGGATTGGAGATATCCCAACATATGATACGTTGGGGGGTGTGTGGACGCACATAAAACCCCTGTTGCAAACAGCTATTTCTCCTAGATAGACACGTCACATGATAGAATGACGTATATCACAAGGAGGATGTCATGTCGAGTGAACCATTTCTTGAATGGATGGTGAAGCCGCCCATTTCAGATGAGGAGTTAATGCTAATCTGCCTAAAGAATGCCCCGTGTGGTACGAATAGGAAGCAAGCAATGAAATTGATCAGAGTGTTGGAAGTAAAGTTGGCGGAACCTACGGGACTTGCTAATATATTTCCACAACCCAGACCAGGTATGGAGTCTGATTATGCTGGGTAATATTTTACTTTGGGTATCAATTCCCTTTGTAGTTGCTACCATATGCTTTGGTATCTACAGAGGTGAAAATTATTATTATGAGAGTAGTGACTATGATGGAAATGGAACATCACATTAAGATGCGTTACGAATTCGCTATGAGTTCGTTCGCTAGAATGTATGGAGTGAGAGCTGTTTCTGGATCAGGACACCATGTCAAATTCTGTAAAAGGTGGGCAGATACTAGTGTTGAGGAAGCTCCTAATGGAACTCTAACTGAAGTTGATTTCTACTTCAGGGATTTGTGGGACATTTGGGGGGAGTATATATAATGGGAACATACATTCCAGCGTTATTCATAGCGACCTCTGTGGTAGTATTTGTTACTTGGGGATTGAATAACGCCTACCCATAATACTACATATGATTGCTTCATACAAGAAACTCGAAACGGAAAACTTCATGTTACGTTTGGAAGTCGAGAGACTACGAATGGCACTACAAAGTTCTAAAGACGAGTGGTCACACCCAGAGTCTTGTGTTAGAAATCAAAGTCTCTGGAAATAGGTTAGGGAGGTGGTTGTCACCTCCCTTTTTTTGTGCTATAATACCTTTGTGAAGGGAAACAGGGGCTGCTTAGCATCTAAATACTTAATGAGAGGAGTTATCATTTAATATGGCATACAGAGTTTGGCATTCACCAATAAAGAGTATTATCCTACAGACCTATGAAGAGGTAGTTATATACTATGCAATGCAAAGAGCAGCACATAACACTACTCCAGAAGGTTGGGAAGAAGTTGCTGTATAGATAGGGTAGAATGATTATGTTATGTGAAAGAAGTAAATTATGAGAACCCATGGATATATCTGGAGAGACCTTTCACTGATGATGATATTCTGGACTACTTTGGTTTTGTTTATCGTATTACCAATAAGACAACAGGGAGAAAGTACCTGGGAAGAAAGGTATTTTGGTTCCACAGAAAGCCTCCTGGTAAGAAACGAAGGGTAAAGAAACCATCAGACTGGAAGAAGTACTATGGATCCAGTGATGAACTTAAATCAGATATTCAACTCCTAGGGAAAGATATCTTCACCAGGGAGATTATGTCATTGCATAAGACTCTAGGGAAGACAAACTTTACAGAGACAGAAGCACTCTTCCAATATAAAGTATTGACAGAGAAACTAGAAGGACTACAACCAGGCAACCTATGCGCCGTAGCAAAGGGAAGACTAAAACAACACAAGGGGTATAGGGCAAGGAAACTATGAGTTATTTTACTGATCGTTTTGGTGATACCTATAAGGTTATTCGTAACTATATCTCCCCAGAAGAAGCAAATACTTTAGGAGAGAACTATAAAGAGTTTGTATCTACTGATGGGGTGCCTACAGAGGCAACCATGATTACTTCAAACGCTTTTGATTTCTACAACAGACCTGAACAGGTAGCACTACTATCAGAGAAAGTATCACATATCAATGAACTATTAGGTAGGAAAGTTCTTCCTGCTTACTCATTCGTTAGACAATATGGAGTTGGATCCTTTTTAGGTAAGCATAAAGACAGACCCTCCTGTGAGGTATCTCTGAGTATCCACCTGTGTGGTGATAAGGAATGGCCGTTCTGTATAGAGGATAAGGAAGGAAACCCAGTAGAACTCACCCTACACCCTGGAGATGCAGTTCTATATGATGCACCTAATGCAACTCACTGGAGAGAAGAATATGATGGTGAGTTCTATATCCAAACATTTCATCACTATGTGATGTTGGGTGGTGAGTATGAGGACTTATTCTTTGATAATAATGATAAAACTTTCTCACTAACCAATTATATTAAACACTATAAGTCATTCGTACCTTCTCATATCTGCGATAAGATTATCAAATATACAGAAGAGTATCCTAATAGATGGGAAAGTGCTAGGACTGTAGATATTGATAATGATACTAGGGTATGTGAAAATTGGAATGTTTTAGACTCTGATGACATCGATAATGATATTTTTAAGTATATTACTAGGGCGTGTTCTGAGTTCTGTAATACCTTTCCTCACTTTCAGATTTCAGAAGACTCTGGATATCAGGTTTTAAGATACAAACCAGGTGGTAAGTATGACTACCATACAGACCAACATCAACAATACAACAGGGAAGTCACTATTATTCTAAACCTTAATGATGACTATGAAGGTGGTAACCTATGTCACATTAAAGACAACCATATGATAAAGATGAGTAAGGGTGATATCATTATTTTCCCTGCTAACTTTATGTACCCACATCGTATTACTCCCATAACATCTGGTGTTAGGTATTCTATTGTGACTTGGGCAGTCTAAATACTCTGTTATTTCGGTTACAGTGATGAAAATAGATTTCAGTAACTTTTTCCAATACTATGATGGTAATCTAAAGAACCATGTAGAATCAATTGCTCTACTAGAGCGTGAGATTGAAAAGGTTGCTCCCCATCTCCTTCAGGACGAAGCGGAGTGGGTTAAGTTATATCGTAATACTGCTCAGGTTGATAAACCAGATAAGGTTATCGCCTTACCTGTACCTTACTTTCCCCAGACAGATAACTACACACAACCAGAGAGGACTTGTAACTCCTCCTCCTGTGCTATGTGTCTAGAATACTTTAGACCTGGAACTCTAGTTGGTCCTAAGGGTGACGATGCATATATCAGAGAAGTATTTGCTGTGGGTGATACCACAGACCACTCAGTTCAGACTAAAGTTCTAGCAGACTATGGTGTAGATTCTGAGTTCAACTACTCACTCAGTTTTGATAACCTAGATCACGAACTTGAGAACAAGAGACCTGTTGTGATTGGTATCCTTCACAGGGGGACTCTACAGAACCCCACAGGGGGTCATATGGTTGTTGTGATTGGTAAGACGGCAGAGGGTAACTACATCTGTCACGACCCATACGGAGACCTTAACGACGGATATACAACCAATGTATATAATGGTCAGTCTGTTGTGTATAAGAGAAGTGTTCTAGAGGCTAGATGGACTCCTGATGGTCCTACGAGTGGTTGGGGGCGTACTTTCCAGGCGAAGGTAGTTGCAAAAAAGTCTGAGGAGGGTAAGTTGCCCTCTGCTGGTGTTGAACTTATTAAAGAGTTTGAAGGACTCCATGTCCTAAAGTCTGATGGTATGATTCACGCCTATCCTGATCCACTATCTGGTGGTGATCCCTGGACTATTGGTTGGGGTTCTACTAGAGATCTTGATGGATCATCATTTCATTCTGGAGATAAAATCACCAGAGAGAAAGCAGACATCCTCCTAGAGGAACAACTTAGAAGAGATTATCTTTCTACACTAGAAAGAACTATTCCCTATTGGGATGAGATGAATGACAACCAACATGGTGCTCTACTCAGTTTTGGTTATAATCTAGGAGCCAGTTTCTATGGAAGTCCTGATTTTAACACAATAACTCGTGTTTTGCGAGACAAAGAGTGGAATAAAGTCCCTGACGCGTTATACTTGTATCGTAACCCTGGAACTCCTGTAGAGGAGGGTCTTTCTAGACGACGGATTGCAGAAGGAGAACTTTGGGAGAACTAAATGATTGCACTTGATATATTCTGTGACTGGTTCACTGGGAGATGGAACAACCGTGCTCAGGCACATTCCAACCCCAGAGGTCAGGCATATGTAATGGCTAGACATGATAGGATATCAGAAACAGAATTCCGATGTGTATACCACTATCATAGGGACAAGACTCCCTACAGAGACTTTACCCTGAATATCAACGGACATGATAGTGATATCATTCTGTCTGATAAGGAAACCAAGTTGGTTTATTCTTTATATAACGGAGCTTATACTTGCCACTTTGATCAAGTAATCAAGGGGAAAAGATATGTATTTGATTCTGTATTAGCGAATGCTTTCTATAAACTTAATGACCAATGTTTTGAAGGAACCCGACTAACTCGGGGTCTAGAAACCGGTGAGTTCTATGACTTTAGGAAGGTATAAGATTAGTTAATCCCCACCCACCATTCGCGAGCACAAGTTGCGATGTCTTCTGCGGTGGGGTTTTCTGTGCGTATCAGTTCAGAACACTCATCTATCATCTCTTCTAGATGTTTATTACATGTAGTAAGGTCATTCATTTCCTTGTGTCTTGATATTTTCGCAGTCATGGGAATACTAACAATGATCACATATAGAGTTATTTAGTTCTCATAGAACTCTCAGTTGTGGAAAATGTGTAATATGATATAATGTAAATATCTTCATATTTTCTTCATATACATAGAGAAGAAACTATTGGGTTTCGTATTGTTGTTTGTAAATTAAAGTTTTGGATTACGTTAAGAGATCGATTATTAGAAAACTATCAGCTATTGCTGTGATTGGTTTTGTGGGAATCCCCGCAGGAGCTAATCTAATCCCTACTCTAGATCAGTTTCAAGAAGAAAATGGATATGGTGAATCGGTAGTAGATGATACAACTGAGGAGGTAGTGGAAGAGGTAGCAATCGCAAAGCGTTGGGCTCTCCCCAATGGTTCACATAATGAGAAGGTAGTTCTAACTGCCCTACAGGATAGGGGTATCAGTGATAGAATTGCTCTAGCAGTTATTCTAGGCAACATCAAACAGGAGTCTAAATTCAATGCAAACATTTGTGAAGGTGGTGCAAGGATCTCTTATCACCACTGCCGCAGCGGTGGGTATGGTCTTATCCAATGGACTACACCAGGTAGATATAGGGGACTAGGACATTTTGCTTCTAGGTATGATGGGGACCCTTCCAGTATCCACACACAGGTAAGATACATGTTCAACGAGTCTCAGTGGCAACACATTGAGTCTTCATTGAAGAATGAAGGACAGAGTCTTAGTTACTACATGAATAAGGCATATTATTGGTTAGGATGGGGTCACCATGGGGCCAGAACCCACTACTCACATGACTATGCTGCTCGTCTCATCTTTAAATAAATAGATGAAACCCAATGAAAGTCCCAGAGTTTAAAGTCAGTTTTCAGTTTGGTAAGAAGAAGAAACACCCTCTCCGTTTGTATGTTATAGGGGCAGTGTTGAGCTTCGTTATCGATATGATACATACTTTTATGAGGGTTCCCACAAAAGACCTCTGGGCTTTGGTTGACGAATTGGGAAAAGAGCTTAGAATAGAAGATATCAATGAGCTCGTTTTGAATAGTCCCGAACTACTACAGGCTAGAATCGAACGAGAAGTTGATGGAGCTATTGATGATCACCTCAAAGAAACAGGTCACAAAGACCCAGAGATTGAATCAGTATTTACTGAAACACTAAAGGGAGAAACCCCCTTAGGTGGTGAACTAAGAATCCGTGGTAAGTGGGTTCCTGAAAATAAGGAGGACTAATGAAACGACACAACAAAGTGATGCACCTTATCCGTGAGTCTCTTCGTAACCCAGAAGCATATTCTGAGGAAGAGATTACATATATGAGAGAGCAACTTAAACTACTGGAGGGTGAGAAGGAAACCATTAAACGGGAGAAGAATCGTGGATTTGGATCTTAAATTCATTGGAGATGAGTGTCTTAGGAAACCATCAGTAAATGTTGAAGATATCACAGAGGATGTGGTAACTTTATCTAAGGCAATGAAACAGAAGATGGTTGAGTGTAATGGTATTGGTCTAGCAGCCCCACAGGTTGGTAGGAATATCAGACTTATAGTTGTGAGACTAATGTGTGGTATGACTGTGGAGATGATTAATCCACGCATCAGTTGGACTTCTGATGACAGATGCATACTTGATGAAGGTTGTCTTAGTATCCCTGGAAAAACACACCCTGTTGAGAGGTATAAATCCATCAGAGTTAAATTTCAGGACATTACAGGACAACATAAATATTGGAAATTATCTAAGATGGACGCACGAGTGGTTCTACATGAGTATGATCATTTGGAAGGTTTATTGATGGTTGATTACCAGAAGACTGGTTAACTTTATAGTATTAACAATGATTATGAAAACGAAGAGAGAGCGTCTTGAAGATGTCATTATGGAATACATAGATGAAGACTACTCGTCTCGACTCATCTATGAAGAATTCCTATCAGTAATGATTGATGAATGTCAAGGTAGGGAGGAGGCATCTAAGAAAGCCTTAGAACTTAGAGACCTAATGTTGGGTGATAGACCTGTATTTTAACAAAGGAGATTATCAATTATGACTAAAGAAGTTAGCGATTTGAAACTCACACGACTTGAGTGTGTGAAATGTGGCGCCACTTGGATCAATGGTAATCATGTATGGAAGACTGGTAATACTGGAAGTGAAACCGACCTAGCTGGGTTAGTTTGTAATAAACTAGGTGATGACAATTGTATCAACCCCCTAAGGGGTGCTGAGACAGGTGACACCTGGGAACAACGCCTTGGTGACCTGGATACCGGGTTCAATGCAAGGAGAGAACGTCTAGAAGACCAGAGAGCAAGGTTCAAGGAACAATATGGGGAAGACCCTCACTTTGACGATTGATAGAAAATGAAGCGATTAGAACCACTTAATCGCTTCATCAAGTGGCACACCCCCCTAGGCAAACCCATGGAGGTGCGTTATAATATGAAGGTAATCAACCAGAGAGATGACACAGCTTAAAACAAAGTTTCGAAGGTCTATCGGTGTTCTCACTGAAGCCGTATCTCGTTCCATCGAGTTGGACTGCTCACAACCCAAACTCTATAAGAAGGTCCGAAGGTTCTATGAGGAACAGGGAGTCTCCTTCACTGGGGACGAGGTAGATGACTACCAAATTGTTATGGATTGTTTAACTGAAGATCTAGTAAAGGAGCCAGTATGAAGACTATTCTTGAGAGAGAAGGTTTCCGTTTTATTGAGAAAGGTATTATCGAACTCAATGGAATGCCAGACTACCGACTACAGAAACAGGATCACTATTCCCAAAGATGGAATGATGTTTATCTCTTTGATAACAAAATGCAGTGTCTAACTGCTATGGAAGATATTGAATATTGCAAGTGGTTATGTGGTGAGCCATGTTATGTTCGCGATGTCGTTAGTGCTTATTAGATGAAGACTACATCCTTCCTAAGGTATCTTGGAAATACCTTACTAGTGTTGGGTCATTTCACACTCCTTTGGGGAGATACACAGACCGCCTTGACTATCAAAATCATAGGTGGTCTTTCTTTGTTACCCTTTGCTATCTCCTGGAAGTTGTGGGATGTTGTGGCACTTGAGTTAATATTTGGAGGTATGGATGTAACCAAGTTCATCCAACTGGTGTTTTCTAATTCACCATAAAGATTAGATGGCGCGCTTTAGGTTCTCACCACCCCCATATGGGGGTTTTTTATTGCTTATAACTAGTGTAACTTGGGTTACATTATGAAAGCCGACGCACAACTAGAACACCACGCCAATTGTTGGAATGCTATTCGAAACAATGATAAGGAATATTTTAAGATAGGAGTTGGTGTTTATAAAACCATCAACGCTGACAGAGAATACTACATCAATAGTCGTATTGTAACGGATAAGAAAAGTGATATATCAGAAATAGATCAAGTGAAGGCAGTTCATTCCCAACACTTAAGTTACTTTATTGGATACAAATCAGAAGTAACAGTCGAATCTATCAGTAGTGATTGGAAATCTACATTATACAGGGTCACTACCTGTTAGGGTGTGTTATAATAGTAGAAATGCATGTTGTGATGAAAGCTTTAATCTCTGGAATTACAGGTCAAGATGGATCATATCTTGCTGAACTTCTACTGAAGAAGGGGTATGAAGTCCATGGTATTATTCGTAGAACCTCCTCGTTTAATACAGGAAGAATTGATCATATCTTTGACCGAATACACCTCCACTATGGGGATTTGACTGACTCCCTGAACATAGTCTCTATCATTAAGGAAGTAGAACCTGATGAGATCTACAACCTAGGGGCACAGAGTCATGTGAAGGTATCATTCGAGATCCCTGAATACACTGCACAAACAGACGCTCTGGGAACTCTACGAGTATTGGAAGCAGTCCGTCTCCTAGGTATGGAGAATAGAGTTCGTATCTATCAGGCTTCCACTAGTGAGTTGTATGGATTAGTTCAGGCAGTTCCACAGAAAGAAGATACCCCATTCTATCCACGATCCCCATATGGTGTAGCGAAACTCTATGGTTACTGGATTATAAAGAACTACAGAGAGAGTTATGGGATGCACGCTAGTAGTGGTATCCTATTCAATCATGAGTCGCCACGACGGGGTGAGACCTTTGTAACTCGTAAGATTACTAGGGCACTCTCTCGTATCAGTACAGGACTACAAGATGTTCTCTACCTAGGTAACCTAAACGCCAAGAGGGACTGGGGACACGCAGAGGACTTTGTAGAGGCTATGTGGTTGATGCTCCAACAGGATAAACCTGATGACTATGTGATTGCCACCGGGGAACAATACTCTGTTCGTGACTTTGTAGAGGCATCTGCTGAATACTTTGGTATGAAGATTGAGTGGCAGGGTGAGGGATTAGATGAAGTGGGTATAGATAGATTCACTAAGAAAGTCGTTGTTCGTGTCAGCGATAAGTATTTCCGTCCAGCAGAAGTTGAGTCTCTCTGGGGAGATCCTACCAAGGCTAAAGAGGTATTGGGTTGGAAACCTAAGCATACCTTTAGTTCTTTGGTTGAAGATATGTGTATTTACGGTCAGTGATTATGAAAAAGGGTTCAACGGTAGCAGTATTTGGTTCGGGTGGATTGGCTGGAAGTGCCATCACCAGGGCACTCAGGTGTTCCTTTATGGCACATAAGATTCTTACCCCTAGGAGTAAGGAACTAGACCTAAGAGAACAGGCAGATGTTCGTAGTTGGTTTAAGGAGAACAAAGTTGATTATGTATTCTTAGCCGCCGCCCTAGTTGGTGGTATTATGGCTAACAAGACTAGAAAGGCAGAGTTCTTACACGACAACCTAATGATGCAGTGTAATGTAATTGACTCTGCATACTATAGTGGAGTAAAGAAACTCCTATTCTTAGGTACCTCTTGTATCTATCCAGCAGGAAGACACCATCCACTAGTGGAACATGAACTACTCACAGGACTATTAGAACCAACCAATGACGCATACGCAATCGCAAAGATCGCAGGGATCAAACAATGTGACTTCTACCGAGAACAATATGGATTTGATGCTATCTCTATCATGCCTCCTAATCTATATGGTCCTGGAGACAATTTCAATGAGGGATCGGGACATGTCCTCGCCTCACTAATGAATAGGTTTCACCTAGCGAAGGAATCAGGTGCATCTAAAGTTGAATGTTGGGGTGATGGGACACCTATGAGGGAGTTCCTATATGTGGACGACTTAGCAGATGCTTCCTTATACTTTATGAATAGTTATAGTGAGTCTGGACACATCAACACTGGAACTGGTAGGGATGTAACTATCAAACAACTAGCAGAGACTATCGCTGATGTAGTTGGATACAAAGGTGAGATAGGTTGGGATACAACTAAACCCAACGGAAACCCAAGGAAACTACTTGACAGCAGTAGGGCAAACCTGTTAGGATGGGAACCCAAGGTTAAATTTGAAGACGGAATCAAACTCACATACAACTGGTATCTAGCACAATGAAAAAGATTACAAACAATTATAAGTGGCCTTTAATGCAGGACACTGTAACCAAGAGAGATAGGTTGAGGATGGCAAAGTTTATCCTCACCAGTGATAGACTAACACAAGGTAAAGAAGTTCGTAAGTTTGAGGAGCAGTGGAGTGAGTGGCTTGGAGTTAAACATTCTCTTTTTGTTAGCAGTGGTAGTACCGCTAACCTACTTCTTGTGTCTGCTTGGAAGGAATTATACGAGATCCCAGACCAGGCGAAAGTAATTGTACCTGCTTGTACTTGGGTAACTAATGTTGCTCCTATCATCCAGTGTGGTTTGACTCCAATCTTTTGTGACATCAACTTAGAAGACTACTCCTTTGATGCACATAGTTTGCAGGAGGTAAGGGATGAATATGGTGACGACATCCATGGTATTTTTGTTACACATCTTCTAGGTTTTCCCGCCAAGGTAGAACTGTTTCGTGAGATGTTCCCCAAAGCACATATCTTAGAAGATGTATGTGAGAGTCATGGAGCTATTCTAGAGAATGGTACTAAGGCGGGAACCTTTGATGTTGGCGGCACATTTAGTTTCTATTTTGGGCACCACATGACTACCATTGAAGGTGGTATGGTGAGTACTAATGATCCAGAACTCTATGATCTAATGAGAATGAAGCGTTCTCATGGGATGGCAAGAGAATCACTGTACTTTGAAACATATAAAGAGAAGTATCCTGAGGTAGATTCACAGTTTCTCTTTGTTACTGATGGATACAACTTCCGTAATACTGACCTAGCTGCTGTATTGGGACAGTCTCAGTTGAAGAGACTAGACAATATGATTGAGATCCGCAACAGAAACTATAAACTATACCTACAGGTAATAAAGAAGTATGACAATTTATTTTATATTCCCGATACACTAGGAACTGTAAGTAGTTTCTGTTTTCCTTTTGTATCTCAATTCAGAGATAACCACGATAATATAAAACAATATCTAAAAGATTATCATGTTGAGTGTCGTCCTATTGTGGGTGGTAATCTTCTACGACAACCTTTTCTAAGAGAATACTCTGCTGAATGTCCTAACGCAGATATGGTTAATCAAATGGGACTATATATTGGAAATAATCACTTTGTGGATGAGTCTAACTTTCATATGTTAGATGAGATTTTGAGCCATTTGATATGACATTTTCATTTAATCATATGGGCAACTTGGGGCATCTGGGAAACCAGATGTTTCAGTATGCCGCACTCATTGGTATGGGTGCTAAACATGGGAGGAGTATTTGTATCCCCCATAAACAAAGTTTTGGGCAATCATACTACCAAGAACTTCGTAGTAATATCTACGATGCCTTCAACCTCTCACCTAATGGTGTAGGTATCAGTAGGTTCCCCACAGTTCAGGAAGGTAGTTTCCACTTTGATGAGAACTTATTTGAGAACCCACCAGATGAGAACTGTAACCTCTATGGTTTCTTCCAGAGTGAGAAGTGGTTCTCACATATCAAGGAAGGTATCAGGAAAGAGTTCACTCTAAAGGATGAGTATAGGGAAGTGGCACAACTGATGAGGGACCAACTCTCTGGTCCGGTTGTTGCTATTCATGTTCGTAGAACTGACTACCTATCCAATCCAAACCATGGGGCTCTAGGTTTGGATTACTATGAGAAGGCACTAGAGTTAGTTCCTAACAACATCACAGTAGTTGTATTCACTGATGATCCAGAGTGGGCTAAAGCACAACCACTCTTCCCAGACGATAGGTTCTTTGTATCAGAGACAGACTGTCCCTATACAGACCTTGCTCTTATGAGTATGTGTGACTATCATATTATCGCTAACAGTTCATACTCTTGGTGGGGTGCATACTTATCTGATAGTAAGAAAGTAATTGCTCCTAAACAGTGGTTTGGGGAACCACTTAAAACAAATAACCTAAAAGATCTTTATTGTGATGGGTGGGTGAAACTATGAGTAACTTCGCAAGTGCTAAACAGTTTATCAAGAATGGTATTGATAAACAACAGGAGTCTATCTCTGGTGGAGGTAGTACTATGTCCTCCACAGTTGCCTTCAGATACTTCCTACCAAAGTATATCAAAGAGTATGGTATCGGGAGTATCCTAGACATTGGGTGTGGTGACTGGCATTGGATGTCTACTATCAGAGAAGAGTTTCCTGATGTAGACTATGAGGGATGGGATGCCTCTGAGGATATGATTGGTCCCATGACTGAGAAGTATGGAACAGAGAATACCAGGTTTGAGGTAAAAGATATCATTGAGAACAAGTATCCCAAAGTAGATTTAGTTATTGCTCGTGATGTTCTATTCCATCTCAAAGAGGATTACCTAAAGAAGGTTCTCAAGAATATCAGTAAGGCAGGTGTGAAGTATCTACTAGCAACCACCTTCCCAGATTTACCTAAGAATGAGGAACTCACTCCTAAGAAATATGAAGGTTGGGGTTTCAGACCAATCAATCTGGACATTGAACCTTATAATATGAAGGATAGTTTCATCACTAAGTTCAAGGAAACGACAGCCCCTAACAGAGGATACTATCGTCATGTCTATTTGTATGAGGTAAAATGAAGAAAGTAGCTATTATCTTTATTGGAACAGGTAGATACCTAGAGTTTCTACCCAAGTATTATGAACAGGCAGAAGCAAACCTCTTCCCTGACAGACCCAAACACTACTATGTGTTTACTGATGGTGACTTAGGTAATGAACTACCTGACAATGTAACTGTATACGAACACGAACATCTCCAATGGCCATATATCACCCTCTATCGTTTTGGTATTATCCAGAAACATATAGAGGAGATTGAGAAGGAGTGTGGTTTCCTACTCTTTATGGACGCTGACACACAGGTAGTAGCCCCTGTATCGTTTGATGAAGTATTCAAAAAGGGAAAACCCTATACGGGTGTTCATCACCCCTGTCACGCCCTGAATATACCACCACACAATGAGTTTCCTGGTAGTCTAGAAACTAATACAGCATCTAAGGCAGCATGTAAACCTGGTGATGACTTCTCTGTCTATTGGCAAGGTTGTGTCTGGGGTGGAAACATCAAGGGTGCTCGTAAGATTATCGATACTCTCCACCATAGAACTAAACAGGACGAAGAGAATGGTATTGTTGCTCTATGGCATGATGAAAG